TCTTAGGGTAAAACTACTACATAGTGCGTTGTTTGAAAGATGGCGCGACAAACCCTTTACCTGTTGGCTTTTCTCCGCGAGCAAGGACCTTGCTACAAGAAGATTAGAAGAAATAAGAGAGGACATGAAAAGACACCCTCAATTGTCTAAGTTTCTCAGCAACAAGAAGGGCAACAAGTTAGAGTTACATTTTACCAACGGTGCATGGATAAGGGCTACTAGCGTTGGTGCCGCTATTCGTGGGGAACATCCTGCTTGCATTGCCTTTGATGACGTTATTGATGACAGCGGAGATGTCGACTGGACTGGTATGCGAAACTGGTTTAGGAAGAAAATTACTCCTATGTTAAGTCCCGGCACAAGTATATACGCTGTGGGAACGCCTATGAGCATGGTTGATTTGTATCACACTGAGATGCTAAACAACGATGCGTGGAAGTCAGGTATATGGTCTAGCATACCGAATTGGGACGAATGGAAGTCTGACCCTGTAAATGTTAAGCCAAAGGAGTTGTGGCCTGAGTTTAGACCGATAGACTTCTTGTTAGAGCAAAAAGACGCAATGGGTGAATTGTCATTCGTGCAGGAGTACTTGTGCAAGGTCATTGACGACGAGGCTTCTGTGTTTCCTAGGAGTGTCACCCGCAAGAATCTTGACATGGATAGTATTATGACAAAAGAAAAGATTGACAACTGTAAATATGCAGTGGGGTTTGACCCGTCACAAGGGCTAGGACAAGATTACTCGGTCATGGTGTGCCTCAAGCAAGATTCTGATGGGTTCATACATCTTGTAGACATATGGCGTAGGAACGACTTCCCACCCGCACGACAGACAGATATGATAATCGAGTGGAGCAAGAGGTACGGCACACCTGCGTTTGCTGTCGAGTCTGTGGGCTTTCAACAGATGTACGAGAGTTTGTTGGCGCAGAAAGGCGCGGTAATAGATTACAGGGCCAGTAAGGTTAGCAACAGGACTTTGAAGCAGGGTTTGATGAATCGAATGAGAGTGTGGTTTGAGCGCGAGTTAGTGTGTTTCCCCTATGGTGATGATGCAACAAGGCAACAAGTTAATATACTATTGGAAGAGTTAGAGAGTCATGCGTGGAGGGACGGTTTGATTGTGGACTTAGGAAGGCACAATGACTGTGCTATGGCTATGGCACACGCGCTAGACCAGTTTACATATAAGACTCCCGAAATGCCAGTAGTCATGGGAACAATGAAAAAGAGTGAGTGGACAGGGGGAGCAAGTAGTGGAATACAGCGTCGAGACACAGGCGGTCTTGGCGGGAGAGTAATTAGGAGAGGATGAAGTGAAAGCAAGAAATGATGCAACAAAAAAGAGAAGTAAAGTGACAGGCAAAAAGTTTGAACGTCAAGACCCCAAGGGGCGACGGCATGGGCCTCAACCCAGAAGAAAGGTATACGCCTTGGCAATAGAGAAGGTTCTGTGTAGTCATTGGGCCAAAGAGCCGCTGACAAGTGTTGAGATAGCAGAGTTAGCCAACAAGGACATTAGTAACCACTGGACCAAGTTAAATGGCTTCTCGGTCGGTGCTATTATGCGTAAGTACGAAAAAGAAGGCTTGGTAACAAGCGAGCGCGTGTATAACAAGGGCGTAGGTCAAAAGGTCTGGATTCGCGATTGGGATTATCCGTTGGAAAGCAATTATGAGTATCACGGCGGTAACTGGAAAGGCAACCCACGTGTTAATGTAAAGGACCCCGTAACTGGCAAGTGGAAAATGATAACTGCTACCGATGAAAATTTGAAAAAAATTTCTAAAATCGAGAGAGGGGGTTAGCGGTGACAGCCCACGCATAGACCGTGTTTTTGGCTGATAGGTACCAAAATCCAGTTTACTTTTTACACCTAGTGTATCAGGAGGAATCACCCCCCTCATTCTCTGCTTCCAACTGGTCGATTCTGTAGGCCATCCTCTTGAATAGTAGGCTCAGGAGGACCTTCTTTTCGGTTGGTTTCTCATCACCCCCTGTGATTAAGTCCAACATAGTGTCGGTCACGTAGTCACCCATTTCAGTACCCCTCCATAGGGTCTCGGTCAAGGTCTCGGTATTCAAGGCACATCACACCGTACCTGCGGCATCTGCGTGACCTGTAGGCCTCGTTGAGGCCGTACTTGACAGCCCTGGCCCTGAGCCACTTGAGGGTGTCCCTCACGTTAGTCCAGTGACCGATTGGGGTGAGGTTGATACCCTCAACACCGTCCTCGTTTGGACTAAAGCAGTGCATGAGGTGCCAAACTTTCTCATTTGACATTTCAGTACCCCTCCTGCTTGCATCCAGTGCAGTACTTGCTGATGCATCCATCTTGGCAATCTTTCTTGTTCTTCATGGATTGGCTCTCCCAGTCTTCCATATCTTGTGCTAGGAGTGTTTGCTCTTAAGGGTATCGCTGTTCAGGAGGCACACACAATAATTAGCAATCATTATAAGCCTACATCTCACCTGATATAGGTCGCCGAGCGAGCCGAAGGCGAGCGAGGATAGGACTTAGAAAAGACTATATACCGACAGCCCCTCTCATCATGGGCGCGGGTTTTTACCACCATATATATACCTTACGGTAGAGAGAGAAGAGAGAGAGAAAAAGACTATATACTACCGTCTAGGTGGCACCACCGGGGGCCGGCGACCCCCGATGGCTTACGTAGTACTCAGAGAGACCGAAAACTCGGCTACGAGTGGGCCTTTGTGTCAACCCTAATCTCGACGGTCTTCTTACTGCTCTCCGTGGAGCCGTTGGCTTCTTTCAGGAGGTGTAGGATGTCGACATCCTTTCCCTTGTGGAAGTAGTCAATAGTAACTGGGCTGTCGTACTCGGTCTCGCCGAAGTACACCTTTGTCACATAGTCGTCTCCCTCTCCGCCGATAGGGCCACGGGTTCTTACGTTCAGTATTAGGTCATCATGTCTCACAAATGTTGTTATGTTCGTCATAAGGTTTCCCTCAACCCTCAGAGGGGGGCTGCCCTTATTAACCTGACGAATTGGGACCAAATTCGCAACCATTATAAGCCTACATCTAGTAGGTACATGGGCGCCGAGCGAGGCGAAGCCGAGCGAGGATAACACGTAGGAAAGACTATATACTGACAGTCAGATGGATAAACGGGTCCGGTCCGGTCCTGTATAGTATAGGCCCCCCTTTTTAAAGAGAGAGAGAGAAAGAGAGAGAGAAGAGTATATATACTAGGTTGTGTGTGCCTCCGAGGGGGCGGACCCCCCCGGAACCTTTATAGGGTGCCTAGTTGTCTGGGTCTAGGGTACCCCACCCATAGAAAGAGTTATCGGGGTAGCGGACTCGGATTCCTGCCGGCTCGCACCTTGCTATGAGAGCATCCACTAGGGCGCATATCACTTCGTCCTTGGTGTCTCCACAAGCAATCTGAATTTCATGGATGCTTCCATCCACGTTAGTAAAATCCTGGGTTACGCTGTACTTCCACTTCTTCGCCATGACCATCCTAGGGATAACTAGTACTTAAGGTTTGGGTTCATTTATAAGGGGCCATAATGACTATATACTGTCAGCCCATAGGTACACGGACGCGGAACGCGAAATCGCTGCGGCCCGAAAGCCTTAATAAGAGACCCCCCCTAGGACAGTTTGTAGGCAGCGGCGGAAGAAGCGAAACACGGGACCCAGACACGGCCCAAGAATTCGTGGAATCCCCTCTACCCCGCGTGAGCATTACCCTTCGGGGGAGTTGCTCATAGTGTGTAAGCCCCGTAGCGGCGGGGCGGGGAGTCATGACCCCGGCAGATATCCACCTGCCCCACACGAACCCCGGATACAGCCCCTAGGGATGGGGGCAGGGGTGCGGGATTTTTCCCTATCCTAGTAACAAAGACTATATACTGTCTGCCATATGGATACACGGGGCCGGATACGCGCGCCGCGCGCGCCAAAACGGCGTTTTAGAGAGAGAGACCTTATATAGTTTTCGGTAACTTTATATAAGGGGTTTTTAGGGGTATTTAAGGTTTTCGCAAGGTTTATAGCCTTTTTTTAGGGTATATATAGTTTTCGCAAGGTTTATATACTTTTTTTTATGGGTATATAACCTTTGTGGTCATTTTTAAGGGGTTATAAGTCTTTCGCAAGGCTTATATACTGTACTAACTTGCTTATAGTCTTTTCGCAAGGGTTATATACCCCCTTTTTTTTAGGTTATAAGTTTTTCGATAAGGTTATATACTATGTTTTCCGTACTTACTTGCTTATAGTCTTTTCGGGTACATGTGCGGGCAAAGTATATATACTAGGTTTCGCATCGGGCTTGCGGGGCGGACGGGCCTAAGGATAATCAGACGCTTGCGAGGAAAGATTATATACTAGGTTGTCAATAGAAAAACGGGCCGGACTGTGAGGTGCCAGGATTTTTCACCTATTTAAGATTTGCGAAAAGACTATAAGGTATTTATTTTTTTATATACTCGGTGCAGTTTTTACACTTGGTATCATACATCTCCATAGGTGCAGAAAAAACACTAAGTGCGCGTGACCATTATTTTTAGTCCGAAACTACCTCCCTTATATACTTTGTGTACTGTCACTCTCCGAATTCCCAATCTTGATTTTCCTCTAGAATCTTGACGAAGTGAGAAGGCCACTTCACCGACTCGCGGCCTATGCAGAAAATCCGGTAGTAAATTTCACACTCGCTCTCAGTCATTCCGACGTTCTCCGGGAACAATTCCGGGTTGAGGATGAAGGCGCAGAATTCATAAAATGTCGGCTTTCTCATTCTTCCACCACCCTTTTAATATCGAAGTCAAACCCGGCCTTGTGGATGTTCTTCCCCATGAATACCCCGAAGTCCTCAAAGGTTTGATTTGATTCCTCAATATCTCCCTTTATCGTTATCGTTATCACTGTCGTTTCATTTTCCGTTGTTAGGTCTGTCACTCTTCCCATATTATCACCTCGCACTAACTCGCTTATAGTCTTTGCCATAATTGCGCCCCGTCATCACTGGCAACGAATGCGAGCAATTCCGCGCGGGCGTCCTTGAGGCTCTTGAATATCGGCCCTACTGGACGAAATCCGAAGTCCCACCCGGCAACCCTCGACACGGGGCGGTAATCAATCACCCACTCCCCCACGGGCCGAAAGTCGATTTTCTGACGGGATATTCTCAATTCGACCCCATCAATAACGGCTC